CTGCCCGGTGGTGGAGCTGGTCCCGCTGCTGGAGGCCGAGTACGAGACCGAAGACGGCCGGAAGCGGCCGGGGCTGACGGTCCACAAGATGGATCGGCCGACGTGCGCGATCGCGACCGGCCGCATCAAGGACCGGGTCCGCGACAAGCACCTGGTGCTCACCGCCCAGCCCGATATCGATATGGCGATCGAGGGTGGGATCGCGACGAAGTACGCGGAGAATCGGCTTTGGTCTCGTGGGGCGTCGAAGCCCCTCGACATCTCGGGTATCTGTGCTGAGACGTGGGCGTTGTACGCGCTCGAGGCACTCCAGCCGAAGCCTAAACGCAAAGCACCACCGCCACCGCGGGCCGCGGTTCTGACGGCTGAGGCCAGCAGGCTCGGGGACAACCTGCTGACGATGCAGTTCTGAGAAGGGGGTCTCCGAGTGACTGAAGTCGGATACCAGCGAGCAGGTCTCCCGTCGTGGGGCAGCATCGCGGAGGAGTCGGCGGAGACGAATCCCGCCATGCAGTGGCCGGCGTCGAATGACACCTACGACCGGATGCGCCGAGAAGACACACAGGTCGGGTCCGTGTTGCGGGCGATCACGCATCCGATCCGGCGCACGTCGTGGATGATCGACCCGGCCGGGGCCCGGGACGAGGTGGTCGACCTGATCGCCGACAGTTTCGGGCTACCCGTGAAGGGACGGCCGACCACCGCGCCGTTGCGGGTCGGGAGCCGGTTCGACTTCGACGAACACCTCCGCCTCGCGCTCCTCGAGCTCGTGTTCGGGCACTCGCTCTTCGAGCAGGTATACCTGGTCGGGGATGATGGACGAGCCAGGCTCCACAAGCTGGCATGGCGACCACCGCGCACCATCGCGAAGTGGGATGTCGGTGCCGACGGCGGGCTGATCGCGATCGAGCAGCACCAGCTGGTCGCGGGACGGGCAGTGAGAATCCCGGTCGCGAAGCTCGTCGCCTATGTCCACGAGCGTGAGGGCGCGAACTGGATCGGCACGTCGCTGCTGCGGACCGCCTACAAGAACTGGTTGTTGAAGGATCGAATGCTGAGGGCTCAGGCTCTCACCGTGGAGCGCAACGGCCTCGGCGTGCCGACCGTGACGGGCGCGCCCCTGCCTGACGGTGTGGAACTGTCGGAAGCTGAGGCGCTTGCCTGGGTGGAGACGCAACGCGTCGAGGGACTGAAGGTTGCCAAGGAACTGAGGGCCGGCGAGACAGCCGGCATCTCGCTCCCGCACGGTGGAAAGGTCGAACTGCTCGGCGTGACCGGGCGGCTCCCGGACACCGACGGTCCGGTCCGCTACCACGATGAGCAAATTGGCCGGTCGGTGTTGGCACACTTCCTGAACCTCGGCACGGAGACAGGCAGCTGGGCGCTCGGCAGCACGTTCGCCGACTTCTTCGTCGGGAGCTTGAACGCGGTCGCTGGCCACATCGCGAACGTCGCCCAGCAGCACGTCGTTGAGGACCTCGTCGACGCGAACTGGGGACCGGCAGAGCCGGCGCCGCGGCTGATCGTCGCAACGATCGGCGAGGAACAGCCCGCCACCGCCGAGGCCATCAAGACGCTGGTCGACTGCGACGCGATCACCCCCGACCAGCGGCTCGAGGAGTACCTGCGGCAGCGCTACAAGCTGCCGGTGGTGGACCCCACCACGGCGCGCACCGCGCCCGACCCAACGACAGGAGACCCCACGTGAAGACCACGAGCAGGGCGCCGCGCGACTGGTACCGCATCGCCTGTGTCGAGCAGGCCCCCGATGAGCTGACTAGCGTCGACGTCTACATCTACGACGAGATCGGTGAATCCTGGTGGGGCGGCATCAGCCCGCGCCAACTCGTCGACGACATCGCCGACCTCGACGTCGACACCATGGTCGTACACATCAACTCCCCGGGCGGTGCCGCGTGGGATGGGCTGACGATCATGAACGCCCTCCGCGCGCACCCGGCACGGGTTGAGGTCGTTGTCGACGGCATCGCCGCATCCGCCGCCAGCGTGGTTGCGATGGCCGGCGACAAGATCACGATGAACCTCGGCGCGCAGATGATGATCCACGACGCCTCTGGTGGCTGCTGGGGGCCTGCGGCGTTGATGGAGGAGACCGCGCAGATCCTGCACAAGCTCTCCGACTCCTACGCCGACGTGTACGCCGCCCGCGCTGGCGGCACTCGCGAGGCGTGGAGGTCGGCGATGCAGGCCGAGTCCTGGTACACCGCGCAGGAGGCTGTCGAGGTCGGCCTCGCCGATGAATGGGACGGCACCGCCACCGTGGAGGAACCGGCGGCGATCGCCGGGTTCGACTTGTCGCGGTTCCGCTACCCCGGGCGCGCCCATGCGCCTTCGCCGCAACTCGCGGCCCACAATCTCCCGGTCTCGTCCGAGCCGGGCAACCAAAACCGAGAGGAGACCGTCGTGGAACGCGACGAATTCTTGGCTGGAATCCGTGAGCGGCTCGGCGTGACCGATGCCGACGCCTCCGAGGAGACGCTGCTCGCGGCGCTCGACCAGGCGCTCGAGGAGAACAGCTCCACGCACACCATCAACCTCGAGACCGTGGTGCCCGACGGCGCGATGCTCGTTGACGCCGCCGCGTTCGCTCGGCTCCAGGAAGACGCCGCCCAGGGCGCCGCCGCCCGCGAGCAGCAGACCCGCGAGCGCCGCGACCAGATCGTGGCCACCGCGGTCCGCGAAGGCCGGATCGCACCGGCTGCTCGTACCACGTGGCGTGCCCAGCTCGACGCCAACGAGGACGGCACCGCTGCCCTCCTGGCATCGCTGCCGAAGAACACGATCCCCGTGACGGAGCTCGGCTACACCGCCGACAACGACGACCCCGAGTCCGCGCTCTACAACGCCGCATTCGGCACCGAGAAGGGAGCCTGATCCATGTCCGACTACCTGCCCAAGCATCAGCCCGGCGCTGCGATCACCCTGATGGCCTCCGCCGACATCACCGGCGGCCGGCTTGTCGCGGTCACCGGAGCGCGGACCGTCGCCCACGCCGGCGCCGACTCCGCGGCCGTGGCCGGCGTCGCCGGCTTCGACGCGAAGACCGGCGGCGAGCTGACCGTGTTCACCCGTGCCGGCGGCGTTCACCGCCTGACCGCCTCTGCGGCGATCGCGGCTGGAGCGAAGGTCATCTCCGCTGCTGACGGGAAGATCGCCACGATCGGCGCCGGCACGAACCCTGTCGGGCTCGCGCTCACCGCCGCCGCTGCCAACAACGACGTCATCGACGTCCTGTTCCTCTGACGAAAGGGGCCATCCAGTGCCTTCCTACACCTACCCCGTGAAGCATCCCGAGGGGACGCTCACCTCCGAGCAACTGCACGCGCTGCTCGCCAACCCGAGGATCCTCGCCCGCCGTCTGGCCGACATCACGAAGATGGGGTTCATCGCCGATTTCCTGCTGCAGGGCCGCTTCGACGCGGCCGGCGGCGGCATCTTCTACGAGACCGGCGAGGACCCGTTCACCGGTGATCAGCCGGAGTCGGTTGCGCCGAACGCGGAGTATCCGAAGACGGTGCTCTTCGAGGGCGAGACCGTCGCGGCCGCGACGAAGAAGTGGGGCATCGAGTCCGACTTCACCGACGAGAAGGTGTCCCGTCAGGGCATCAACTACGTCAACCGTGGCCTCGCCCGGCTCGGGAACTCGGTCATCAAGCGCGTCGACGGGATCGCGATGGCCGTCATCATGGCCAAGATCGCGAGCACCTACACTTCGCCGGCGACCTGGACCACGGCCGGGAAGATGGTCACAGCCGTGACCAGCATCCGCACCCAGCGCGCGAACCTCGGCACCGGTCTCGACCTCAACACCGTCGTGCTGACCCCGACTCAGTACGCGCTGGTCATCGGGATGCTCATCGACGACAAGGCCCTGCCGCGTGAGGCCGGGAACCCGGTCGTCAACGGGCTCCTGCCCGTTGATGCGCTCGGCCTGACCTGGGCCACCAGTCCGCACTACACCGGCGCTGCGCCGCTCCTGGTCGACCGTGAGCAGCTCGGCGGCATGGCCGACGAGAAGCTCGACGCCCCCGACTACGTGCGCTCGGGTGAGTCGAACATCGAGATCCGCACCGAGCGGACCTCGACCGATGCCCGCACCGTGCGGGCACGCCGCGTCACGGTCCCGGTCGTGACCGACGTGCAGGCCGGTGTGCAGCTGCTCGGGACCGGTCTGTGATGGCCACCCGCAAGACCGACCCGGAAACCGGGGCCGTGGACGGAGCACCTAACACCGCGTCCGACGCCCCCGAGGCTGACGACGCGGTGGCTGAGGTGGCTGCGCTGCAGGTCACCGGCACCGCCGTCGTGCTCCGCACCGCCGCCGGCGGCGAGCGTTACCTCTACAAGGGCGCGCCCGTCGACCCGGACGTCTACACCACCGAGTCGCTCGAGCACGCCAAGGCCGTCGGCCTGATCGGCTGACCAGGAAAGGGGGCGATGTGATCGCGCACACAGACCTGCCAGGTCTCGACGAGACGACAGCGCGGCGGATCCTCATCGTCGCGCGAGGCATCGCCCCCTGCTTGGATGCCCTCGCGGGCGAGGCGCGGACCGACGCCATCGCGATCATCCAGGGCGCAGCCGCCGAGCTCCCAAAGCCCGGCGAGCGGCGGATCCGGACCATGACACGAAACGGCACGTCCGTGGCCATGGATCCCTACGAGTCCGCGTTCGGTAAGGAGGAGCGTGCCGGGCTGCGGGCACTATGCGGCTCAGCGGCCAGCGCCGCCGGCGCCCCGGTCGGGGTGTTCCCCACAGCGGGTGTCGTGACCGAGATGTGGCCCGAGCGATGAACTGGGGCGCCTGGTTCTATCCGCACACCGTCGTCGTACGCGACGCGCTCGGAGCGGGGGGCATGGGCGACGGCTACGGCCCTCCACGGACGGTGGCTGCAGAGGTCAAGGACCAGCAGACCCTCGTCCGGGACCGGGACGGCCGTGAGGTTGTGTCGTCCACCCAGGTGACGCTGTCGCTGCCCGAGCACGTGCCAGTCGGTTCACTGGTCACCGTCTGGGCCGGTAGGCCCGCGCAGCGAGAAGCCAGGGTCCTGGCCGTCGCAGTACGCGAAAACGGCGGGCCTCTCGACGATCACCTGCTGCTGTCCCTCGAGTAGACCGGAGGTTCGATCGTGGTCAAGATGCATGACGCGAAACTGACCGAACTCGAGGCGGCCGCTCGTGCCGCGCTCATCGACACCGCGAAGGACGTCCTCAAGGAAGCCCAAGCCCTCGTACCCACCGACGACGGGGCGCTGCGGAAGTCAGGGAAGGTCGAAGTCGACGACCTGGAGGTGCGCGTGGTGTTCCGTGCGCCGCACGCCTGGATCCAGCACGAGCGCCTCGATTACCAGCACCCCGACGGCGGACAAGCCAAGTACCTGGAGACCCCAGCCTCGGACAAGGCCGTGGTCGACAAGCTCGCCGACGGCGTGAGAGCGAGACTGCGATGACCGACCGCGACCTCACCATCCTGCTCTGCCAGCTGCTAGGCACCGTCCCAGGCTGGCACTGGAACCCCACCGCCGGTACCCCGTCGGGCGTCGGGGTGTTCTACGGCTCGATCCCGGAGCGGCCAGATCAGGCGATCGGTGTGCGCGTCTACGGCGGTAGCGACGACGCGGTCGTCTACGAGCCGCAGCGGCGGGTCCAGCTCCGGATTCGCGGCGCCCGCGGGCGACCCGACGGCGCCGATGAACTCGCCGCCGTGGCGTTCACGGTCCTGCAGGGCGCCCGTCCGCCGGGGGTCTCGTGGATCGAGCGCACCTCGTTCGGCCCGCTCGGGGCCGACACCAACGGCCGCGAAGAGCGGACCGACAACTACCTGATCTCACTCGACAACCAGGAGGCAACCCAATGAGTGATCACCCCTACGTTCCGCTGCCGGCCGGCAGTGTCCTCGGCAAGTCGTTCGAGTACGGCATCGACGTCAACCTCAACCTCGGCGCGTCTGGGGCGCCGTCGTGGCAGCCGATCCGCAGGATCTCGGCGTTCGCGCCGACGTTCCCGCCCGTCACGACCGACATCAGCTCGTACGACGACCGTGGCGCCGAGAACTCGGAGGTCACGGGCCGATCGTTCGCGGCATCGTTCACCGTGCAGGGTAACCGCTCCACCACGACCGGCCTGTTCCTGCCCGAGCTCGAGGCGATCATCGCCGCCGCCCGTGGCATCGGGACGTCGGCGAACCTTGAGATCCGCTTCTACCACAAGCCTGACGCCGGGGTGTCGTCGCCGACCGACGCTGGGCGCATCCTCACCCGTGTGGAGGCGACGCGCCAGAACACCGGCAACGCCGACGCCGAGATCTGGTCGGTGACCCTGACCGGGAAGGGCCGCGTCCAGCCGATCGCCAATCCGTTCACGGGCTGGACGCCGGAGGCCCCGAAGGTCGCCGCAGTGACCCCGGCCGCCGCGGCCGCCGGGAAGCTCGTGACGATCACTGGCGCCGGGTTCCTCGGCGCCACCGCGGTGAAGTTCGGCGCCGACACGGCCGCAGAGTTCACGGTCGTGAATGGTGCGACGATCCTCGCGGTCATGCCCGCCGGCGCTGCCGGTGCGGCGCCGGTGATGGTCACCACCCCGGTCGGTGATTCGCCGGCGTTCGCCTACACCCGGGGCTGACCGTGTCGGCGGTCGACTTCGGCGAGTGGGCGGACGTCGACGGCCTGGTTCTGACGCTCGGGGGCCGCACCTACACGGTGCCGTCCCCGAGCGTGCGGGACATGGGCCTGATCCTCGCCGCCGCCGTGCGCGCCGAGGTGCGCCTCGGCCTGGTTAAGGGCGAAGTGCCGGCGGAAGTCGCTGAGCGCCTCGCCAGTCTCAGACCCGACGAGCACCCGTCCCTTGGGCCGGTGTGGGCGCAACTCGAGGCCGACGGCGTCGCGCAGGTCGTCGCCGACCGCGTGGCCTACTACGCCACGTTCTACTGGGCCCGCGGGAAGTCCTACGCCGACGCGCTCGCCCAGCTGCTCTGGGGCGCCACAGCAGCCTCGGCGGATGCAGGTGATGGTGGCCCAAAAGGCTCGTAACCGCCGAGGACTGGGCGCCATACGGCGTCGGCGCCCCGGATGCTGAAGGCTGGTATCCGGATTACCGGGTGCCGCCCGAGCTACGCCCGGCGCCACCCGTGGCCACGACGAAGAGCACCGTCGACGGCTCGCTGTTGGCAATTGTCACTCACTGGCGCCTCGTGATCGCCGACTTGGCCGAGATCTACGGCGTCGACCTGTACGACCCGCAGGTCCTGGCCCGGCCGTGGCCCGGCGTGCGGACCATGCTGTTCGCGTTGCTCGACCATCCGAACTCGAGGCTGAGGCGCGCACTACGGAGGTGATCTTGTGTCTGGGAAGCAGGTCACCGAACTCGAGGCCCTGTTCACCGCGAACACCGGGCAGCTGGATGCGGCGTTCAAGAAGGTCCGCTCCGATGCTGAGAAGGTCGAGAAGAAGCCGGTCCAGGCGAAGGTCGGTGCCGACGTCAAGGGTGCGCTGGCCGGTATGGACCGGGTTGAGGCCGAAGCGAAGAAGATCGTTTCGGCGAAGACGATCGCGACCGTCGACGCGAACATCGAACGCGCGCAGAAGAACCTCGACCGGACCCAGGAGCGTCTCGACTACCTCCGGTCTGTGGAGACCGATCTGGAGGTCACGGCCGACATCCGCCGCGCGGAGGCGGCTCTGCAGCGCGTCGAGCGGCAGCGTGATGCGCTGGTGTCGGCGCGCACCAAGATGGAAGTCGACGCTGACACCAGCAGCGCTGAGGAGTCCCTCGCTGACGTGAAGGGCGCCGCGGGCAAGGCCGGTCAGGATGCCGGCGACGAGTTCGGCGGGAAGATCATCGCCGCGCTCGCGACGATCCCGATCGCCGGCGCCGTGATCGGGATCGGCGCAGCCGCCGCGAAGGGACTCGTCGACGCCTTCAACGACGGCCTCTCCCAAGAAGCCGGCCGCGACCGTCTGCAGGGCCTGACCGGCATTGACGAGGCCGCCGCACGGCGACTCGCCGCCGCTGCCGGTGAGGCCTACGCGGACAATTTTGGCGAGTCCATCGAAGCGAACATGGACGCCACCCGGCTCGGGCTGCAGTTCCGGCTGATCGACCCGAAGGCCACGACGCGGGATGCGCAGCAGGTCGTCGAGGGCCTCGCCGGCATCGCCGACGTCCTCGGCGAGGATGTCCAGCCCGTCGCGGCCGCGGTCGCCACGATGCTGCGGACCGGCGTCGCGAAGAACAGCCAGCACGCGTTCGACCTGATCGCAGCCGGCGCCCGGCAGGGCCTGAACCGCAACGAGGACCTCCTCGACACCCTGACGGAGTACCCGGCGTTGTTCCAGCGCCTCGGGCTCTCCGGTGACCACGCCCTCGGGCTCATCTCGCAAGGCATGCAGGCCGGCGCGAGGAACGGGGATCTGGCCGCGGACGCCCTCAAGGAGTTCCAGATCAGGGCCACCGACGGCTCGAAGTCATCGGCTGAGGGGTTTAAGGCGCTCGGCCTTGACGCCGAGAAGATGACCAAGCAGATCGCCGCCGGCGGCGACGGCGCCAGCAAGGGTTTCGGCAAGGTCCTCGACAGGCTCCGCGCCATCGAGGATCCGGTCAAGCGGAACGCGGCCGCGGTCGCGCTGTTCGGCACGCAGGCCGAGGATCTCGGCGAGGCTCTGTTCGCGATGGATCTGTCGACCGCCGTCGACGAACTCGACGGCGTGACCGGGGCCGCACAGCGCATGTTCGACACCCTCGCCAGCAA